TTTTGCTTATCAAGTTCTGCATGTGGTGGGACTCTACATTCGAGGTAAATGACCGTTATGATAAGTAAGCTATGGAGAAAACGAATAGTGGAAAAGCAAATTGATAAACAAATTGAGGACGCGCGATCCATCTACTTATTTGATGGATGGTATCGCATTGGCGACTTAGAGCGTATGATTGCTGAGGCACATGCTGGGCGGCGAGATACGATGAGTCTTAATTCTCAGCAATTGGAATTACCTGAGATAGGAGATAAGAAATGAAAGCATTTCCAAATCATAGAAGCGAAGGTATGGAGCTACGTGATTACTTTGCGGCAAAGGCTATGGTGGGGCAGATGTGGTCAGACAACTATGAAGAAGACGCAAAGAATTGTTACAAAATCGCAGACGCAATGATGAAAGCACGAAAGGAGTCATCACAAAATGACACAAAGTGACGTTATCCGATTAGTGGAAGAGGCTGTTGCGGCAGAGCGCGAAGCGTGTGCCTCATTATGTTTTCAGATGTGGAATGAGTGGATGGATAACGAGTTCATAAGTGAGCTTAACCGTCCAGATGCAGAGGATTGCGCTCATGCTATCCGCAAAAGGGGGCAGGAATGAATGACCCAGTAGCATATATCAACGTAGAAGAGCGCAAACTTGAATGGGCTACGCCTATGGGATGGAATACGCCAACAGTAGTGAAGATGGACAAGTTGCCTCTGTATACCACACCGCCAAAGAAAGAGTGGGTAGGGCTAATGGATGAGGAAATTAAAGCCGCGTGGTCGCAGCTTTGGTACGACTTGAATAACGGAAAACTTGCTGCCGCCGATGATCCTTCAAGGCATACCACCGTTATGTTTGCCCGCGCCATCGAAGCCAAGCTGAAGGAGAAAAACAATGGATAAAGATTACACAGATCACGAAATACAACGTGCCATTTTGATGGAATATATGCAGGTCATGATAGCTCGAGGCGATTGGCATGGAGTATCCGATGCCGCGAACGATTTGCGAGTGTTGGAAGCGGAGGAAAAAAGTGTATGACAATAGCTAAATTCAAACCTCCTACGCAGGAAACATGTTTACGACTAGCTCAATATTATTGTGATGTAGTAAAGAATGAAAGATTAATGTGGGAATATTTAGTATGCTGGGCTGCCTATGATGATTACGTAGAACTATATTGGGAGGTAGAATGATTAACCACGTGGCACCTACGTATTGTTCGAATAAATTATTCGATTACATTAAACAAAAGCATAAACTAACTAGTGATAGTCAATTGGCTAGGTTCTTATTTTCTTCATCACCTACTATTAGTCGCATAATGAATGGTAGGCTTGGCTTAACGCCTAAAATGATTCTTATCGTTTATGATCGCACAGGTATGCCTATCGATCAGATACGTTCTCTCTTTAAACAAAAAGTAGTATCTAACGAAGGACTGTAAATGGCAAAGAAAGAATTAAGCCCATTGGCTAAGCAATTACTTAGCGGCTCAGGCGCAATGGAGCTATTTACTCAAAGCGAATTTGATGAAGCTCTGGCAGTAGGTAAGGCAGAAATCATGACTATAGCTATTGAAACTACAAAACAGGCCATCTTTATAGAAAGAGATGCCTGCGCTAAGATTACTGAAGACGAAGGACAGCCAGATATTGCAGAAAAGATACGGAATCGCATCCCAAATCAAAGAAATTAACTGATTTGACAACTAAATATGCATCTTTTTCTTATCTTTGTGCAAATAATTGTGTTTCAAGGGCGAAAATCGGATTATTATTCTCATGTAGCACTTATTTTTAATCCTGAACTTTGAAAGGTACACAAAATGGCACACATGATCACAACCACCTCTACCGGTAAAGACGCAATGGCCTACATTGGTGATACGCCATGGCATGGTCTTGGTCAGCAATTAACTAGCAATGCACCGATTGAAACTTGGGCCGAGGAAGCTGGTCTGGATTTCATGATTAACTCAGCAGATGTCCAGTTTCAAACTCCTACAACAGCATGGTCAAAAAGCTTGGTGCTGCCGTATGCAGGTAAGAAAGTTCTTTATCGTGCTGATTCTAATATCCCACTTGGCTTAGTATCAGATCGATACAAAGTGGTGCAGCCAATGGAAGTCCTCGAGTTCTTTCGTGATATGGTAGGTAGCATAGCTCATCTCGAAACTGCTGGTGTACTACGTAATGGCGCTCACTACTGGGCTTTGGCTAAGATGGATGGTGAGTTCTCCATGGCTGGCGATAAAGTTAACCAATATCTCCTCTTGGCCTCGAGTTGCGATGGATCTCTGGCCACTCAGGCACGACTTACTTCAGTACGTGTTGTATGTAATAACACTCTACAGATTGCTGCCAAAGAAAAAGGCAACGTAGTTCAAGTTCGTCACAACTCCATCTTTTATCCTAATGCTGTTAAGTCTCAGCTTGGTGAGTTTGATGAGGCCTTCAAAACTTTTGAGCATACAGCCAAGTACTTGGCATCCATCAAGTTATCAAGCTCTCAAGCTCAGGCAGTCTTTGCCAAGGTTCTTGGTGGCGATGATAAGAAGCCAAGCCGCGCAGCCACTCGAGCTCTGGCTCTCTTTGATGGTGCTGGTATTGGCGCCGAGCTGGAGTCTGCCAAAGGTACAGCATGGGGTGCTCTAAACGCAGTTACTCAATTGATGGATTGGGAAACAGCTCGTACACCAGATGCTAGAATGGCCAATGCTTGGTTTGGTGGCGGTGTTAATGTTAAGGCAAATGTCGCCGAAGAATTACTGGCCCTTGCATAAATTTGTTTACTTTCTCCAGCGAAACGGTATAATGGCTTATGTGGGGGCTACTCCCCCACTAACCAACTGACTATTGAAAGGTATATATCATGGCACACTTACACAAAACCCTAGCATCAAATGTTCGTATCATGTCTCTCGGCGATCCATTTACCAACTCCTACGACTTGGTGGTTGAGGTTCTTAAAGATGGTGAGTGGACACGGTTCAGCGGTTTCAATACTTTCACCAATGATTACGCTTTTGCATCAGCCAACGACTCAGCACGTGAGGCCATGGTTCAGTTTCCCCTACCTGTTGATACCTCAACTAAAAAAGTAGGCACATGGGGAAAAGGCATGTTTCGTATTAGAGAATACGAGGCATATCGCCATGAGTATGCTTCTTTGTGCCCACCTACCGAAGCTTTCATAGCTTACGAAAAAGGCCACGATGGTGATGATACTCATGCTTACGGCGCCACTGCTGCAGAAGCAATCGAAAACCTTCGTGATTTGATCGAAGACTAATTATCTCCGGCCCTTCGGGGCCTATTTTTGACTATTGAAAGGTAACTACCATGTCTGATAATAGAATTGTCACCCTAGGCCAACTGGATGCTTTGTGCCATGCTCTTGATGACTACCTTGCCCATACTTTGGATGAGCACTACAAGTACAATTCCACTATGAAGCCTGAGTACCGTGAGATTCGTGCAAGATTGATGTCAGCCTTTCAACCTCTTGAGGCTCAAGTCTGGGCAATCAAAGCATTTACAAATATTTCTATTGAAACTGTCACGACTTGATGTATATTGCTTACGTAGTCCACTCGTCCACTTGTTTTGATTTTTGAAAGGTATATCATGAACATCTTCTATCTCCACCAACTTGCCCCTGTTGCAGCAGCCATGCATTGCGACAAACATGTTGGCAAAATGCTTATCGAATCCTGCCAATTACTTGCCACTGCTCATCACCAACATGGCAATGGTCATGCAGTATCCTATAAGCCTACTCACGTTAATCATCCAAGCGCCATCTGGACACGTCAGTCAACACTTCATTATCATTATGTCGTTACTCTGGCCATCTACCTTGGCCGCGAATTTTATATACGTTACGGCAAAAATCATAAATCACGCGACGTACTCGTTGCCGAGCTCCTTAACCCTCCTTCAGCTATGCACGATTTACCTAAAACATGGTCTGCACCACCTTTAGCAATGCCAGACGAATTCAAGTCCGACAATGCTGTCGAATCCTATCGTCGCTTTTACGCAAGCAAATCTGTAACCATGCCTCTTATTTACCACCGTGGTGAGCGGCCTATGCCAATATGGCTCAGCGATCTTATCAACGAACGGCAATCAGAATTGCAGGTAACAGCATGAGACTCTCACTAATCTCCCGTAACAAGGTACTTGAGTTGGCCACACAGGCTCGTATAGTTGACGCCCACTCAACACTAACGCCTGAAAATATACAGGCCTTTGTGCAATTGCTAGATGAATGGCAGGTTGCTTTTGAAAAGCGTGAGCGTGATAGCTTTAAAGTGCAGCAGCAATTAGTTTATGAAATGGCTGTGTTGCTGCAGGATATGAAAGAACACAAAGGCCCAGCCCTTCCTCCTAATTGGGTGAATGAGCTAGTTGTTTTGGCGCAAACGCTTGAAGCAGAGGTGAAGTAATGGAAATCTATTTAGTTTATAACTACGACACTCTTGTAGCCGTAGCCGATACATCTGAAATGGCTCAACATTTAGCAATGGATTTTGAATATAGTGTTGGTGCTGATGATTGCGAAATGTATTGTGTTGCTCATCATGTTAATGAGTGGGTTGATGAGATCAAACCTCATACTGCGCCTGACAAAATCCTTTGGGGTGACATCATTTGGAAAAGCTCAAACGTGGAGGCAACAGAATGACTTACTTCGAAGCAGTTCGTGAGTTTAGAACTAAGATGGGGTTGCCTATGTCTATAGACCCCCATCTAATACCTGCGGCAGAGACATCATACTTTGCTCGCTTTATCATGGAAGAATTATCTGAGTATTTACGTGCATGTGAGGAGAATAGTCTTGTTGACGCTGCGGACGCTATTATTGATCTGGTCTATGTTGCCCTTGGTTGTGCTCACGCCATGGGAATACCTTTCGATGAACTATTCAGCGTTGTCCACCGCGCTAATATGGCTAAGGAACCTGCTAATGAGTATTTGCGCTCTCTAAGAGGCAGTCAATACGATGTTATTAAGCCTCCGGGCTGGACTGCACCTGAAGGTGAGATGTGGGCCATCATTCAAACTAAACAGGCCAACGCAAAATGAAAATATCAGATCTTATCGACATATTTGTTGAAACCAAAGCTTTGAAGGAAAGCTTAAATGAAGACATCAAAAAGTGTAACGAGAAGTTGGCGCAAATTGAGGCCGATATTATGGAGCAAATGGCAAACGCCGGTATTAGTCAAGCCGCGTCGGATAAAGCCAGTTGTACAATGCGAGAAACCCTCCACCCAGCCATTGAAGACTGGGACGCCTTCTATGGTTATGTTGCATCAACAAATCAGTTTGAACTTCTTCACAAGCGTTTATCCTCAACTGTTTTCCGTGAGCGGTGGGAAGCAGGTGAAACAATCCCCGGCACAAAGCCGTCGTCTGTCTGGGAACTTTCCGTTCGTCGCAAGTAACTTGTTTAAAGGAGCCATCATGGCAAAGACTCAAACTGCAGTAGCATTATTTGAAGACCAACTGGCAGCAATGGCCACTGAAGTTGTAAAGGCCGAGCAGTCAGGATTATCAGCAACATTCCTATCAACCAAAGGTGGTATTCTTACTTACCGTGGTGACCCTATCACTGGTAATAAGTTGGCCTGTGTTATTTTGGCAGCACCTATTGAGCGTTTGTATTATGCAGATCGTTATGACCCTACTAAAATTGTTGGCCCTAAATGCTTCGCAATAGCAAGCGTTGCTACAGGTATGGGACCAACGTCAAGTGTGGAGCAAAAACAACATGAAACATGTGAAGGCTGTCCACAAAACGAATGGGGCTCGTCGCCAAGTGGTGGGAAAGGTAAAGCCTGCCGCGAAACACGCCGACTCCTCGTCATCCCAGCAGATAGTATTACCACTCCGGAGTCTGTGGCTGCGGCAGAGGTCGCGGCGCTTCGTCCGCCTGTAACAAGTTTAAAGAACTACGCTAACTACACTCAAACTGTTGCAGCAACTTTAAAACGTCCACCTTTGGCTGTCATCACTGAATTGTCTGTGGTTGCAGATCCAAAAACTCAATTCAAGGTTGTTTTTAACGTTGTTAAAGCTATTGAGGATCCTGCAGTTATTCAGGCCATTATCAAACGTGCGGCTGAAGAAACTCAACGTGCCATTGCTACTGCTGGTGCGATTAATGAAGAGACTGAGACAGCACCTGTTGCTGAATCCGATCGCTTTTAATTGCCTTACAGGGGGAAAGCAGTTATTTGTTAGTACCCCGCCTGACCCTATGAGGATTGAAATGAATAAATTGCTATTGATAATAGGGCTTCTAAGCCTAGCAGCATGCAATACCAATAAACCTATCACATCTTACTCAGAACCTCCTGTAGTGCCCATCGTAGTGGATCCACGTGCACAACAAATGAGCCGCAATGAAGTTATCCATGCAGTAGGCGATTGTGAAACCAATGGCTTACGTGCTGTGCCTATTATTTCCAAGCGTATGATCTCTGGTATGTTATCGGATATCGTTATTGATGTTCAATGTATGCCACGTCTTCGCTGGTTCGCTAACTAAGGCATAATGTGAAACCAATTTTCCTAGACTTTGAAACCGAAGGTATCGAGGCTCGCCCTCTATATCCGCCTAAGCCTGTAGGCTTGGCTGTATATGATCCTGAAAATCAATTTGCCAATGGCTACTTTGCGTTTGGGCATATTACCGGTAACACCACTACACAAGACGTTGTAATTAACTTATTAAGGAGTATGTATGAATCTGGTCGCCAACTCTGCTTTCATAATGCCTTATTTGACTTGGATGTTGCTGATATCCATTTCGGCCTTGCAATCCCAAACCCTATTTATATACACGATACTCTCATTCTTTCTTTTCTCTTTGATCCACATGTTCCTTCACTATCACTCAAAGATCTTGTCGTGCATTGGGATCTTGATAGACCAGACGAACGAGATGAGCTTAAAGAATGGATCATTAATAACGTCCCTGACGCTAAAAGAAAGAAATCACAATGGGGAGCCCACATAAGCAAAGGCCCAGTTGAGTTGGTAGGTCGTTACGCCTCTGCTGACGTACGGCTTACTTCAAAGCTTTTTGACTTTGCTTCTTCTCACGTTTTACCGGCACAACAAGATGCATACTTTCGTGAGATTGCTTTGCTGCCAATGTTACTTGAAAACTCACGGTTAGGGGTTCGTGTTGATGTCCCGGGTTTAGAAATAGCGAAAGGGCAAGCAGTAAAAGACATTGAGGCGTGTACAGTTTGGGTTCGTGCATGTTTGAATTCTCCTGAGTTAAATGTCGATAGCGATCAACAGCTTATCGAGAGTATTTATACGACAGAGCATTGGGATAGAAATAAAACTTGGCCTACTACAGATAAAGGCCAAATGCAGGCAACCAAAGAAGCTTTAGAGGAGATGCTAACCAATGAATACCTTCGAGATGTCCTCAGATATCGGGCAAATCTATCTACATGCCTCTCAACTTTCATTGATCCTTGGCTTACATCAGGTAGAGCTACGGGCCGCATCTATACCAATTGGAACAGTGTTAGAGGCGAGCGTGGTGGGACCCGGACCGGACGGCTCAGTAGTACTCCGAATTTTCAAAATGCGCCCATCAGATATCCTAAAGTAAAGCTACCTTTAGATTTACATGTTGCAGACTTGCCATTGGTGCGTAGTTTCATTCTTCCTGATGAAGGCCATAAGCTAGTTGCATGCGACTTTAATGCGCAAGAGTTACGTATCTTTGCTCATTTTGAAGGTGGCAATCTAATGCAACAATATCAGCAAGATGCTAGAGCTGATTTGCATACGTATGCTGCTAATATGATGACACAGGCAAGTGGACGTGAGGTTAGTCGTACGTATTCAAAAGGTGTATCCTTCGCTATTCTTTATGGTGCTGGGCCTAAGAAGATTAGTGAAATGCTTGAGGTTGATTATGGCATGGCAAAAACATTGATGGATGCCTATACCACAGCTGTAGCACCGGGGCTTAAGGCAATGCAAGCAACTATGCGTACAAGGTATAAGCTTGGCCAACCTATTAAAACTCTTGGAGGTCGTTTAGTAAAGATGGAACCACCTAAGGTTATCAATGGTAAGCTTAGAGAGTTTGATTACAAAGGCGTTAACCTTCTCATTCAAGGCTCTGCTGCAGATCAAGCCAAGGCAGCTATGTTGTTGTATCAAAAAACTCGACAAAGTAGTCGCTTGTTGTTAAGTGTTCATGATGAATTAGTTATTAGTGTCCCTGAGGATAGTATAGAACGTGAGGCTGTATGTCTTACCAATGCTATGTGTGATGCATTAGAAATGTCAGTCCCCATGGTTAGTGACTATAAAGTTGGTAACAACTATCAGGAAACGAAATGAAAACATTCTGGCCTATGGTCTTTATATATATTGTTGGCGCTATTGTTGCATTACTTGATTTATTTGTTTGGAGACCATAATGAAGTCATTATCGCATTCATCTATTAAGTCCTATGAAGAATGCCCTTATAAATATAAGTTAACTCGAATTGATAAGCTACAAGAGCCTACAGGCACAGCAGCGCAACGAGGTAAAGATATTCATACGTCATTTGAAAATGCTCTCGATCTACAACAAAAGCTTGATAGTGTATTTGAGCATTGGGATAACTACATTGAAAAGCTTATTGCGAAAGGAGCTAAAAGTGAGGTACAGTTTGCGATTACAAAAGATTGGGCTCGCACTGATTTTCTTGCTGCCAATGCTTGGCTTCGTGGTATTT